TATTATTTATTTATTGTCAACTCAAAAATTAGATTTTGTTACTTTTTTATATTTTTTTATAAAAACATCTTGACAGCTCGCTTTTAATTATGTATATTAAACCTGTAAACACAAAAGGAGTACATCATGAAACAAACACTCATCCTCTTAATCTGCATCCTTGCGACCTCCCTGTTCGCTGATACGGAAAAGCACAAAATAACAAAGGTATACGGTACAGGCATCGCATTCAACGAGCACTACATCGTTACATCAGGCGATGTCGCACGAGCATCCGAAAAACTGGATTCCATCGTCGTGATGGTAAACGGCCTCCCCATCATCGCAAGAGTTGAATACTCCGCAGACACCGTGTTTGACAAAGCCAAGAACGAATATGTCAACTTGGCTATCGTACAGGTTGACAACAAGGTATTCCTTAACGCATGCAAAATCGAAGACCGTGCTGTAAAATCGGGTGAACCCGTAACAGTAACAGGGTTCAATGAATTCAACCCAAAGGTCCAGTCACAGGCGTTTCCCGCAAAGGTCGTTTCCGATTCGACATTTCCTGAGTATGTCGCCCGTGCATTGAATGTCCGATTGCCAGGTGGTTTCAGCGGAGCCGCAATTTCCAGTCACGGAAAAGTAATCGGAATGACTTTCAGAAACAGCAATCGCAAATCCGACTTATCTTTCTTCTATGACGGCATGCTACTTTCTGGATTCGTGAAGCAAAACCGTCCCAATACGACAGATATGGCAAAATGCACATATCAGGTCCGAAGCTATGTGACTGTACAATAAATCGAACTCATCAAAATAAAGCCCTTCCAATCGGAAGGGCTTTTCGTTAATTTAAAGCGAAGTTGATTAAGCCTGTTTCTTGGAGTCCAGATACTGCTGATATGCAGCAGCGGTTTCCTTGCCCCACTTTCCATCGACATCAAGATTGAGTCCAAGCGTCTTGTTAAGGAAATTCTGCCAACGAATGTTACGCTGACGAGCCTCTTCATTGTTAACAATGTTGTGGTAGTTTCCGTTGACAACATCACGGCCAGCATTCATGATAGCCTTTTCGTCACCCTTGCTAACCTTGGCAACGCCCCTGCTACCCCTGTTGTTCATCATCTGCTTCAGACGAGAATTGTCGGTCTTCAACAGTTCCTTCATCTGAACATCACTCCACATGTTGTTATCTTGGAAAGAACCCTTCTGCTGCCTGTTTTCAGACGGAGCGGCTTCCTCGGGCTGCTTAGTGACATTAGGCTCAGTGCCAGTCTCTGCGTTTGTTGCAGTTTCATCAGCTTCAAAGCAAGCCTGAAAACAATTCGTGACAGCTTCCAACTGAGGCTTACTCAAATTCAGTTGAGAGGCATAGTATTTAAACATATCGACTTGATTGGACATTATGGCATCCTACAATTGTGATTTCGTATATAGTTTATACAGTCACTTCCATATCCGCATTCATAATAAGGTTATAAACTATTGGTAAATATAACCACTCGGTATATTATGAAATTCATTGAAGACTACAAGAATTTGTTTGACTTGGTCGCCGACCTTCCTGAAGACGACCCTTGCGGCAGTTACACGAGCCTCATGAGGCCAGTCGAATTGAAGGAGACCCCCGAAGCAAAAAAGTTTGATGGAGGTGACGAAGACGACCCAGCAAGCGCATCGTTCATCGAGACCGAAGAAAAGAAGGACTTCAAGGAAGTGAAACCAAGCAAAGAGACTGCTCTTAAACCAAAGGTCTCTGGCGCAGCCGATGTAATGAAGAAGAACGGCGTTGTCACCGATTCCGACATTCCAGAATCTATCAAAGAAACCGTCAAGGAAGAACTCACCAAAATCCGCAATGACGCTTCCGACGAAAAATCATGGGACAACAAGGCAAACCAAGTCAAGAACATGTTTAACGACAATGTTTCAAAGGTAGCAAAGCCTAGACAAACCAGAAACATCATCAACGCAGTCTATGACACCACTACCGACGATAAAAAGTTTCCGAAAATAAAGAACAACCCAGAATTCCTGAAAGTCAAGGACATACAGCCAGTCACCAAGGTGAAGGTGGAAAAGATGAAGGCCGTGAACAACAATATGGTTGGCTATGACGAGCTTGATATTCCAGTCAACACAAAGTTTATCTGCGACGACTGGGACAAGAACGCAAAGGACGCCATCAAGCAGTTCCGTGCAACCGTTGACAAGATGAAGGGAATGTCAAAGTATACTGACGAATACAAGAACCGTTGTGCCAACCTCCTGTACAAGTACAAGGACCTTCCTAAGTCTCAGTTCGAATCTCTTTGCAAGATAATGGAAAATGTGAACCGATAAGGAACAACATTTGAAACAGAAAAGCAATCGGATTTCCGATTGCTTTTTCATTTATGACTGACTCGTACTCGTGTCCGCACAGATGTTTTCGTTCGACAGCGCCGAACTCTTACCGAGGACCGTGCGGCCAGGTCCGCCCCATGTTCCAACCCGATAACCCATCTGGCTCTCCTTTGACGAGGCAATCAGGTTCTTAACCGTCGGGTCTGTCGTCGCCACTCTGCTCTCTGGGAACCACTCCGAGTTGAAATTGCCGTAGCCAACCTCCTTCTTACCAATAAGGCTAGGAAGTCGGTTTATCTGGCCAGTATGCCTCCACGGGATAGGCGATTCTGGATTAGGCTTTGCATTGACATCGAACGCAACCTGTTCAAAGCATGCCTTGTGAATACCAGCAATACACTCGAACATAGCTTCATCCAGCCCGAGCTGCTTGATAGTATCGACAAATGTTGAATGCTTATCCATTAGAAACTAGCGCCTGCTTCAGAAGTGTTAAACTGGAAGTTGACCGTATCGAGACCTTCGGAATCGGAAATGTCTCCACGAATGTCCTGAGCATGCCAGCACTTCGGTCCATTGTTACGCCCACCGCCAACTGGAACATATCCGTTTGCAATCACGTCGAAATGACCATTGCTGTATTCCACGATGGTAGCATCATGATGTTCCGTAGGAACCGCAGCGACGATGCGCTTCGGGTGAAGAGCAATCTCAGGCGGGTCTGGCGGAGGCGGCGGAAGCGGTCTCGGTGGAATAGGCGGCATCGGGCCAATTGGATTCGGCCAGATAGGTCTAGGATGGCATCCACAACCATGAGGAGGATGCGGCATAGGCATCATCGGGCCCATACAGCCGCATACAGGAGCCTGTTGAGGCATACACTGGTAATGGAAGGTCGGGCCGCCAAAATAAGGCTGGTGCCACGGATGCGGCCAAAAGTGGGGGTACGGAGGAGGAATGTGCGGGCGAGGTCCGCATCCACATGGCGGAGGACCTGGGTACATCCTCGACGGGGTGTATTCCCACGGGCCTGCCTGTCTAGGCGGAGGCGGGAAGCACGGTCCAAACCAAGGAGGTGGTTGGAACGGCATGAACAGTGGTGGAGGCGGAGGGCAGCAATGACGATGTGTCGGTGTCTGTCTCATGTAAGGCATCCTGTCATAAATCTCATTCGGTATTCCGTTGTGACATCCGCAGCTCATATATCCCCCTCAGTTTTAATCATCTTTTGCGTTTTCCAATCTTTCAATTCGTTTTTCAATCGTATTCAACGATGTGGTTAAAGTCGATTTGATACCCGACAGGTTCTCGTTGATTGCATTCAGGGCCGTAGTAATCTGCTCTAATTTATAGTCCACAGTCTTCAATTTGTCCTTTACAGCATCGACATCCTTCTGTGTCAATAAAATCTTGTTTTCCAGAAGAAGCATCTGCTCTCTGTAACAGGCTTCTTTCTTCTGGTATTCCAGTTGCATTTCAAGGAACTTCTTGTCCACTTGACTGAATTGCTCGTTACGTTTAACTCCTGTGTCCTTCCTTTGTGTTTCAATCCGCTTGATGAGATAAAACAATCCAAGAGCAACCAACGTGAATATCAGCAACGCTGGACTATTCGTCTTCAAAGCCGCTATCCACATTTCTGCCATAAACCTATCCTCGGGTATCTAACCATACCATTAGTTTATAGATTCTTGGCCATATGGACTAAAAATTTTGAATAGCTTTTTCTCTTAAATCGCGTACAATTTCCTTATAAATTTGCAGGACATCACGGAACAGCTCGACGATGTTCACGTCATGCTTCGAGACGCTTCCTACAAGGGAAACTCCGCCCATTTTGTTAAAGTTAAACAAGCTATGGTAGTCCGCGCAAAATTGCTCGTAATAGTCGTAGAACTCGTCATCTACGCTGATACTTTCGCTTGAATCGAGCCATTCCTTGTCTTGCTCGTCATCCCAGCAGATGAAGGGATAGCAGTAGATTGCGGGTTTCCCGTTTGAGTCCAGTTTGCCGAAGGTGATATTATCATAGATTATCATCCCATCCCTGGTCACCGTAAGGCCCATGGAGGTAAGCGATTTGATTAGCTCTTTCATGAGGGCTCCTTTGCACCTACTAAGGGTTTATATATTTTAAGGAGCCACCATACAAAAACAGGGGCCGCCAGATTGCTCTGACGACCCCAGAAACCTTTTCTACACTAGCAGATAGGCTAAAAAGTAAGTGCCAGCGACGGTCCCATGCCTATATGATGGCGACGCAATTCGCTAGCACTCACCTTAATGTTTATACATCGAAATTTTCCGACTAATTTTTGCCCGTAGAGCCGAAACCACCACGGTCCTTGCCAGTCAGTTCACCTTCGACAAAGTTCAGCTTCGGCTGGTTTTCAATGATGCGGAACTGTGCGATGCGGTCACCCTTGTTGATGGTGGTGTCTTCCGTTGCGTAAACAGCCATCTTCCACCAGTCGTTCGGGCCGCAGTATGAACGGTCAACCACACCAACGCTGTTAGTTTCAAGAATCTTGAAGTTCTTGAACGTAGAACTGCGAGGAGCGATATGTGCTTCGTAACCTTCGGGCAACTCCATCGCAACACCAAGGTGGATAAGCTTGAATTCGCCCTTCTTCAACGTGACAGTTTCAGCGGCTGCCAAGTCAATCCAGTCTGACTTGCCATCAACATAGGTAAGGCGGGTGATACTGTCATCAAGATACTTGATTTTGATTTGTACTTCTTTCATTTTAATCCTCTTCGGTTAATAAAGGTCAGACGAATCCGTTTCGTCACTCTCTTCCTTGGGAGCATACTTTCCTTCGATGGTTGCAGTGAAATCAAACATCGAAGTAACACTTACGTCCACATTGGAATATTCCACATCGTACTGATTAAGTACGTCTTCAAGGTCGGAACCAATCTTCTCTTTCAGATACTCTTCAAGAGCAGTTTCCGTTTCAAACATCTTTCCGTCAGGGTTTGCGACAGACCATTCCTTTGAATGGTAGCCTACCGTGATGACAACATCGCTATCATCATCCCCTTCGGTTTCGCTTTCGACATTCATGCAGTCGCAATCAAGTTCGACCTGGTCTTGAAACCATTCCTTGACATCGACGCTCAAATCTTTAAGTTCTTCTTCATTCATGAGAACCTCCAACTACAATATAGTATTTACACCCTTTTCTTTCAAGAGGGCAAAGAACTTTTCTGGCGTAATAATCTTCACGCCGAGCTGCTTTGCCTTCTTCGACTTGGTAGAGGTGGAGTTTTCGTCAGCCTGCACGAGATAATCAAGCTTTGCACTGACACTTCCCTTTACAAGCCCACCAAACGCCTTCACGGTGCGTTCAAGGTCGTCACGATTGTATTCCATCGCACCAGTGAAGCAGAAAGACAATCCACCAAGAGCATCCATTTCCACAGACTTCTTGAAAGTGAACTTTCCGAGTTCAACAGTTCCCGTGATTTCATCAATAGCGTCAAACATCTGGGTAAACAAATTCAACTTAACTTCATAAGCGCTGAACCCAGGGATGACCAACATGGCAAGCTTTTCAGGAGTATATGAACGGATGGTCGCCAATGTGGACATCGGGTTGTCATACCATCCGCCGAACACTTCAAGGCGCTCCAAACCAGACAGTTTAGCTTCGGAGAACCCGTCAAAGTCAAACAGGGACAGGAACTTGCTCATGGAAATCGGCTCGTTCATCGCAGCCAACATGTTCTTACGGAGCTTCGCACCGTTCACTTGGCTATTCATTGCCTTGGCAAGCCCGTTTCCGCCAGATACGGCATCGGAAATCAGTTCAGGAATCTTCTTCATGCCGACTTCATTGACAAGGGCAGAAACACAGCTATCTCCAGCACCGTCAATCGCCAAGACATCGAAGAAGTTGGCAAACTTATGGACAATCTTTTGAGGGCAGGACGGGTTCACACAGCAAACCATCCCGTTGTCCAACACATTCAACTCACCGTGGCAGACAGGGCATTCCTTCGGGAAAGCAATGTTCGATACCACATATTCTTTGTATTTTTCAGGAATCATTAGTAACCCCATTTTTGACGAGCAGACTTGAACTCTGAATCTGAACTCAAGATGCTTATAACACATTTCTTCACATTCTTTGTATTCGGATATTCCGTTACACCATTCTTACGGAGAATACGAACCAATTCGGTAGACTTAACCACATTGCTAGTATTCTCTTCCACAATTATAGACTTGCTCATTCCGCCGATTCGACCGTCCCTAGTAAAGTTAGGCCCGCCAGACATTCCACTCCGCAACGTTCCTGTCATTCGATAGAAACTGTAATTGCCATCATACCGATACTGCATGCGAATACTCAACGGGATAACAGTCAAAGAAGTGTCGTTAATCGGGTCAGGATAGCCATACGACAGCAGTCTTTCCCCGATAGGCAATTCACCGTGAGCAAGACGGCATACCATAGGCATTTCCACAGGTTCCTCATCAAGCTTCAACAAGGCAACATCCGAGTCAACCGTATAATCCACGACGTGAGCCTTGATACATGTATCATTCTTTATGTCGTAATAGCAGATATTTTCATAACCATCAACGACATGATATGCAGTCACGAGATACTCGCTATTTACGAAGAATCCCGTTCCACCGTACACATCGTATTTCGCAAACACCATTGCAGCGAAAACAAGAATGATACCGATAAGCTTTTTCATGATGTTACCTCTTTGTTTGTACCTAAAATATACCTAATTAAATACTTCGTGGCAACACCTATATTGTAAAAATTATTTTACAACACTATCGACCTGAGGAATAACTTCACCATGACGGGAAATCTGGACCTTGCAACCAATCTGAATGCCCATTTGCTGCATCTTGTTCAGGTTAGACAAGGAGGCTCGTTCTACCGTCACACCATCAAGTTCTGTCGGGGTCAGTATAGCAACAGGAGAAAGATACCTGCCCTTGCAGCTCCATTCTATTCCAATTAGAGTGGCAATGGCGGTTTCCAGTTCAAACTTGATAGCACACTGCGTCATCGGGGTCTTGCGGCGAAGGTCGTCATAGTCGATGTCATTTATCTTGACCACAATGCCGTCACAGCCATAGTCGATAGATTTCTTTCGGCTTGCAAACACCTTTTCACGGAACGCATTGACCTGTTCAAGCGTATCGACAAGTTCATACATAGGAACTTCAAATCCGCAGGATTCCAGCCACTGCATCTTTTCCAATTCGGTCTTGAACTGGGTCGGAGCCCTGTTGAGAACATCGTAGGCGACAAAGGACATATCCTCGGAACCCTTGCCGTCAAGACGCTTTGACAAACCAGAGCTAGCGTTTCTAGCAGTCTTCATCGTCTGGGAATACTTTTCGAGGAACACGCTTTCCTTCAACATGAACTCACCACGGATTGAACCCGTGAAGTTCGGGATTTCGTGAACAAGGCCCTTCCACTTCAAAGCAGATTGAGTTATATCCTCACCTTGGAAACCGTCACCACGGGAAATCGCTTGGACAATCTTGCCGTCCTGATACATGACTTCGCTTCCAGCACCATCGCATTTGCCATTCAGCATAAGGCGATGCTTGCCACCATACTGAGGGAACCATTCATCCTTGAATGCGTCCATGTTGGCATACTTCTGCTGTGTACCCGTAACTAGGTAATGCTGGAATTTCTTTCGGCCCGTATCGTCGGCTGCAGCCAACCCACCCGCAGCCAACGGGTTCTTCGGATTGATAGACCGAAGTTCCATTACGAGACCGTCATACGAATCGTCAGACGCTTTTTCATGACCGTTGTAGTATTCCTTGGCGAGATATTCAATAACCTCGCACAGCAACGACTCACGGTCCAAAGCCTTTCCTTTCTTAGAGTTAGATGTGACCGCAATATCAGATGCGGCACTCACGGATGCCCTCAGTTCATTTTCGAACTCGTTCGGGCGGAACCCAGATGCACGAAGAAGGATTGAATACTTGTAGTAAACATCTTCTTCGTCGTTGCCATACTTTGCAAAATCAGCTTCATTTAGGATGTTTTCTACCACTAAATCCATAGCTGGTTGTACACCGTCAGACAGTTTTGCGGAAAGAGTTTCAATAAAGTCAGTGTTCTGCATAGAATTTCCTTGCTTGTACTGAAATATAGTAAAATATAAATCCGCTGTCAACAAAAAAAGCCCGACTGGAAACCAGTCGGGCCTGATGTTTTATCTTTCGGCTTTGCAAATAGTACCCGAGACAGGAATCGAACCTGTGACCCTCTGCTTAGAAGGCAGACGCTCTGTCCAGCTGAGCTACTCGGGCGAACACAGGTATTAGTCGGTAGGGAGGGGCTTGAACCCTCACACCCTTGCGAATACCAGATTTTGAGTCTGGCGCGTATGCCAATTCCGCCACCTACCGAGGTGAGAAAAATAATCGGCAAGGTGGGACTCGAACCCACACGCCCTTTCGAGCACCAGCTCCTAAGGCTGGAGTGTCTTCCATTCCACCACTAACCGATATAGCAGGACGTGATGGACTCGAACCACCGACTAACAGTTTTGGAGACTGCAGACCTACCAACTGGTCGAACGCCCTAAAAAACGGATGGCCTTTCGGCCACCCTAATGTCTAACGAACAAAGAAATTACTCTTCGCTCTTTGCACCCATCTTCTCGTACTCAGCGATGTACTTGAAGATACCGTCGCTGAATCCGTTGATGTGGATGAAGTCACCGTAAGAGATTCCGAACTGGTGCGGAGCCACGTTCACGATGTACTTGTGCGGGATGCGGAGAACATCCTTGGTGAAGCAACCGCCAATAGACTGCTCGTCTGTGATGATAATCACACGGTCAAACGGTCTGGTGTTAGCTCTAACAGCACTGTTGGTACAACCGTAAAGGTCAGTACCGCCAGTGCAACGAGAACAGCGGTCGGCAAGTGCAAAACCCTTGGATGTGGTTGCATGTGCATCCATATCGAAGGTGTAAACCTTGTCAAACTCACAGACCTCATCCATGATGGCAGCGAGAGATGCGGCAGCCTCTCCACGAGTGACTTCGCTCTTACCTGCCAAATGGTTGTCCATAGAACCCGACGTATCGACCATGAACAGGGTGTTACCCTCCAACTTGTCGAACGTCTCACGAGCTGCCCTGAGCATTGCTGCTTCAATCTGCTTGGAGTAGGTTCCGTCGCTGTGCTTGTTTGCGGTGTAGAAGTTGTACGGCATGATACCACGCACGTTCATCTTCGAGATGCCGTCTGCGATTGCTCGCTGTGACACCTTTGCCTGCTCCATGTTGCGGAGGTTCCTCAACAGGGCGAGGGCACCCAGCTTGTTCGTTGAAAGAAGGTTCTCGAAGACCGTCTTCTTGTCCTTACCAGCGCTCAACTCGGTCTCCCAAGTAAGCGGTGTAGCAAGGCTGTCGTCTACAATCTTCTTGTAGAGAGCGTTCTTCTCGTCATTCGGTGCCTTCGGGTGGCACAGCATGACTGCATCCTTCAATGACACATTCTTCTTGTTACCCTTGTACTTACCGAACTGGTACTCGTCGAACTTGTCGAACGACATAGCCAAGCCCTTCTGCAACTGCTTCGGAAGCGTCTTCTTCTTGCCGTCTGCGAGGTACATGGCGAGCAACTCGGTGATGTCATCAACACGGGTTACCGTCGAGTAAACAAGTTCCTTAGTCAGCTTTCCCTGGCCTGCGAGCACAGTAAGCATGAACAACGGGGTATGACGAAGGTGATACTCGTGCTTGGCCTTGTTCAGAGTTGCGATTGCAAACTCTGTGCTGACCTTGCCCATGTATTCCTTGATACGGTCCTTGATGGACTCTCCGTCCTCATAGAACGTATCCTCGTTCAGGAGGCAGCACAGCACTGTACGCTGCAACTTCTCCTCGAAACCGATTCGTGAAGCCTTTCCACCCTCGTAAGTAAACACAGGGGTAGATACCTTTCTCTTGTTAATCGACGCCATAATCATCTCCTTTGTTGTGATTAGGAATTGTTGATGTTGTTAAAAAAGTATTGCCAGATGTCGGACTCGGACCGACAACCTCCTGGATGATTCCTAAGTAGCACGTTTCTACACCACAATCCATGGGATTGGGAAAAGCGAAAGTGGCTGAGTTTTGGGCCTGGAGCTCTACCATTGAGCTAATCTGACATAAAAGAAAAACATGCCGACGGAAAGAGTCGAACTTTCACAAGATTAATGTTATGGCAATCTAAGTAACTCTCACGTCGCAACGATTTTCACCGAGAAAGTTGTAAGAGGAACCCTCCCCTACCGTTAATCAACCTGTCACCAGATTGACGGGGAGGCGTCGGCATGTGTTAAGTGGTTAATGGGATTTGAACCCATGTCTCCAGCATGGCAAGCTGACACATTAGACCAGACTATGTTATAACCACGAAAAAATTTAGTCCCACAGGCAGGATTTGAACCTACGACATCCAGTTCCCATTATCGAAGTAAGCCATCCATACGTCACCTTTGCAGGGAAAAAAGCGAAAGGCTGTTCATTTACTAGCGCTCTACCAGACTGAGCTACTGTGGGGAAATTAGAGGAGAGAACAGGGTTCGAACCTGCGCGCCGTTACCGACAAAGCTTTAGCAAAGCTCCGCTTTTACCAATTCAGCCATCTCTCCATTAGTGTGCTTGGCCAGAGTCGAACTGGCGACCTACAGTTTAGGAAACTGTTGCTCTATCCAACTGAGCTACAAGCACAATCGGAATTACTGTTTCGGGCCGACAACGTGTTTAAACGTTACCTTTTCCTTTCCAGCAAAAACGTCAACCGTTATCGTGCATGTGTGCGTATCCTTGTCGAAAGTGTCCCAAGCACGCCACATCTTAACACCGTTGTTTATCGTCGCCTTACGATAAATGTCATAAACGGCATCGAGAATTTCACGTCTGGAAGCTTCGCCATCCTTGAACAAAAGCTTGTTTTCAGCCAGCTTTTCAATTTGAGGTTCAACGGCAGCCTTTACCGCAGCAACAGCTTGCGCCACATGAACGTTATCCAATGTACTCATAGAGTCTCCATTACTGTTAAAATTAAGCACAAGGTAAGATTCGGACTTACGCGAGCCTTTCGGCCTAGAGGTTTTGCAGACCTCCCCCTTCGACCACTTGGGTACTTGCGCGAAATCCATTCTCTTTCGTAACGAGCTGAATGGTAAGCCGTGCTCTTATAGAGGCAATCATCCGCACCTATGCGCAAATCAATGCGGCCAGTTTTCGGATTCACCGCAGGGAACAGTACCTGATTGAAAACACGGAGACGTATGTTATCTTGGCTCAATATCCATTGAAATTGCTGTCACCATTACATGTTCGAGGAACTTCCTCGTAATGCTATATGGTTACAGCAAGTATTCACTGAATACATAGCCCTCAATACCAACATTTCTTCGAGCAATATATCCTGTTAGAAAGAACAGGAACTTGTGCATCATCGTCTTCCCTTGACTTCCACACCTGGAATGAGAGCGGTCTGCCCTCACCGATGAGGGTTTAACTCATCGGGATGATGCTTTGTGAATCACACGGATAGTAGCATGCTAGTCACTGTGAACCACATGCGTCCTATCCATAACTACCGCCAACTGCATTGGGGCGAAGACGGCAGTCATTTTTAGTGATTGTGGAAATTCTTGTCGGCACCCGTTATGTGGATTTCTCCGCAACCTTTGGATTTTACAACGTGTCTTGCAACACATGACCATCTTTCAGTGCCTATTTCGTTGGGGTAGCTGGACTCGAACCAACGAATATGGGAATCAAAATCCCATGTCTTACCAACTTGACGATACCCCAGTAATGTAGTGCTCCATCAAGGGCTCGAACCTTGGACCCGATGCTTAAGAGGCAACTGCTCTACCAACTGAGCTAATGAAGCTTATTTTCGTGAGCTCGGCGAGAGTCGAACTCGCGACCCATAGATTAAAAGTCTATTGCTCTACCATCTGAGCTACGAACTCAAATTCGAGCGGATAATGGGACTCGAACCCACAACAACCTGCTTGGAGGGCAGGAACTCTACCAATTGAGCTACATCCGCATATTAGTTAACCTTCATGAAATCGAATCACGATACAGAACGAACCGAAGTCCGAACTGCACCAAACCTGGAGGCTAAGATTTGTGCACCAATCTATTGCACCATCAGCTCTTTGGGTCGCTGACACCCCACCTTCATCTCGGGACGGTGCGAAACGCTATCTATTTGAAACTCTTCGAGGCATAGAACTATCCTCATGTGAAGTTCACCCGCATTACCAGATACGGTTTTCGACGCCATATCCTTCCTGCCCTTTTTACTTCCAACTTTAGAGGCCGTTTGATTTGCAATGTCGTCACAGTAAACAAACGGTAAGAAAGCAAGACTCTGGGACCTCTCGGACTTGAACCGAGAACCGACGGGTTATGAGTCCGTAGCTCTCACCAATTGAGCTAAAGTCCCTAGCCTCGCATTTGTTCCTTCGCATATCACCATTGGCGTTGGTTATCCGCTATCATAATCCCTTTTAACTTTTGTTTCCGAAAGGGAGCTTGCGCTGTGCGAAACAGCCGTTTACAAAAGGAAATTTCATCGGAGCGACCGATATATCCGCAAGAATCACCTTATGTCATTTCACCACATCCAGCCACGGAAAGGCTACTCATACGGTTTGGTGTGCCACCTGCGATTTGGCACCGTTTGCTGCTACGCTGAAACGGAAAGATTGTTTAGACCCAGCGACAGGACTCGAACCTGTGACCACGAGTTTTGCAGACTAAGTAACCCATTCTATCGCAACCCTTGCGGGAGAAAAGCAAACAGGTCTTTTACGCGCTCTACCAACTGAGCTACACTGGGGAAATCCAGGTAAAAAGCGAAACCGATTACGCCCGTTAGGGCAAATCTGAAGTAAAAAGTCAGAGCGAAGTAACGGTTTCTATCGACACTGGATGAAATTTATTAGTACCAGGAGCAGGACTCGAACCTACGACCCCGAGCTTAACAGGCTAAGTAACCCATTCTATCGCAACCCTTGCGGGAGAAAAAGGCGAACAGGTGTTTTACGTGCTCTAACCAACTGAGCTATCCTGGAACAAAAGAAGTCAGGTAAAAAGAGAAAGCGTGTTCTTTTTAGCTTCATCCTAAGTAACGCTTTCAAACGACACTGACTTTTAGTGGGTTGGATAGGAGTCGAACCTACAGCGTTTACCCTAAGGGACCAGTTTTACAGACTGGTGCGAAACCACCATCCTCGCAGCCAACCCAAAAGAAAAAAGAAATAATGATACTCGACCCGAGGGGACTCGTAAGAAGGGTTAACCTTCCCCTGTCGCACCGCACACCTGTGGTCCACATCGATTCAGCATACATTAACGGTCGCCCAGTCAGTCAATCGGCTGAATACCTCTGTCTCGGACTAGCACATCCAAAGCCGATTTAATCGCCACCGATTATTGTTGCTCCAATGAATCGGTTGTATGCCTGTATCATTAAAATTCGTGGAGCATAGGAGATTCGAACTCCTGACCCCCTGCTTGCAAAGCAGGTGCTCTACCAACTGAGCTAATACCCCATAATTGCAAAACCGAACTGTCAATCAGCGAGTTGGCATCTCGTGTCAACCACGTCCTGAAATATAGAAAGATAATTGACAACTGTCAACCCGTTTTGTCAAAAAAGTTGAAAATTTGACAAAAATCTTTGCTTGTCAAAAACTTGTCAGCGTCGGGTTGGTGAGAATCGAACTCACACTCCTCTCAGAACACCGCCCTGAACGGTGCGCGTCTACCAATTCCGCCACAACCCGATTTTATTGCGGAGAACGGACTTGAACCGTTGACACACGGATTATGATTCCGTTGCTCTACCAACTGAGCTACACCGCAGGGAAGATGACGCTTTTGGGTTTCCCTTTCATATCAGGTACGTCATCATGTGCAACTTCAAACTTCTCCAGTTGTAGTACGTTGCAACCTCGGGTTCGTAAGCACCTCGCATGCTTCAACCCGTCATTAGCTCTTTTGCGAGAAGAACGCTAATGAACCTCTTCAAAATTCGCAGAGGTGACAGGAATCGAACCTGCGAGGGGCTATTAACCCCAAACGGTTTTCAAGACCGCGTGATGCGCCAGCCAACTCACCTCTAAAACTCGTACTCTCGGCAAGGCTCGAACTTGCAACCTCCAGATTCGTAGTCTGGCGCTCTATCCAGTTGAGCTACGAGAGCATAAAATGGCGGCGTTTTAGCCTGACACCGAGCAGGGGTCACGTCCTCCGACATCCCATGTCCGTCTCGACATGATTGACTTAATTGACGGAAGCCGCCTTGCAAGAGCAAAAAACTCTGTCATAGAACAGCGGATAAACTATGACGATTTTTATACTGTTTTTGATTTTAGTCCGCCAGCCGAGATTCGAACTCGAACTAAGGGAATCACAATCCCTTGTGCTGCCATTACACTACTGAGGGGGTAAATTCGTACTCCCAATAGGATTCGAACCTATGACCCCTTGCTTGTAAGGCAAGCGCTCTGAACCAACTGAGCTATGGAAGTATATTAGCGCAACCAGCGAGACTTGAACTCGCACGCCCATAGGACACCAGCGTGACAGGCTGGCCTGGCTACCAATTTCAGCATGGCTGCAAAAAGAAGGTACTTACTATACGTTTTGACTGGACTCGAACCAATATTCCCTCCACCAACACAGTTGGCAGCTTCAGTTATCATAGATAACTTTTATAGAAGCGCAAAATAGAATATAATAAGCACCAGATTTTATAGTAGCTCCAACGGGACTCGAACCCGTATTACCGCCTTGAGAGGGCGACGAACTAGGCCAGTTATTCGATAGAGCCGTGGCCGTCGGTACTTTTTATTTTAATGTGGAGTGCCGTCAGCATACCATCTCCATTACTAATCGGGGCTTACTCAGTTTCCCGATTAAGTTGGGTAAACACAAACTTACAGGCGGCCTAATTTCAAGGTCGGATTAAGGAGCACACTTGGTGGTTAGCCCAAAGTTTATCTCCCCCATTCTTATTTCAAATGGTCTCACGTGGCATATTTTAGTAGAGCCAATACTACACCTCTGCGACCATCATTCTGGTATTCATCTAATTCGCAGAGACAGATTCCTCATCCCAGAGTTTTCCCCATCTGGGTTAGCCCGCTAGCATGAAATCAAGAATGATGCAACACGGGTTCTACTCATTTGTGTTTTAGTCGGAATGGCAGGATTTGGACCTACGACCTCTTGCTCCCGAAGCAAGCGCTCTACCAGACTGAGCTATATTCCGAAAGTTTGATGAATTCGAGGAGCTGCGGGGGTTACGGCATCCTTTCCGCTTGTCGCCGAGGCCATCGGTTTGTCATCTATGTTGCGAACGGGCTCACCTACCAGCCCTTGCATAGACCTAGATGGGTATCGTTACCTTTTAATAGCAGGCTTCATCACGCCTCCCGTCCATCGATATCCGAACGAAACGGGTCTGGCCCTCAATGACGGACATTTAGCCAGATGTTTTCTAACTCCGACAGTAAGACTCGAACTTACGACCTGAGCTTTACGAAAGCCCTGCTCTACCAGCTGAGCTACGTCGGAATGTAGTAGCGCCAACGGGACTCGAACCCGTATTGCCGCCGTGAAAGGGCGATGAACTAGGCCAGTTATTCGATAGCGCCAAAAATGTAGTCCGCAACCCTGGACTCGAACCAGGAACCTCCACCTTATCAGAGTGGCTATCTAACCAGTTGCTATAGCTGCGGATAAACGCATAGGTGGGTGGTTTAGAACCACCAAAATCCCACACGGTGGGCACCTACTTTATTTCACCTATGTGTAGTGCCGACGGAGGGAATCGAACCCCCGACGCGAAGCTCTTCAGGCTTCCGCTCTACCAACTGAGCTACATCGGCAAAATGATTGTCCAAGAATCGTGAAGGAATTTAACCTTCCACTTGATAGGCTTCGAACTTTACCAAATGCCGTCATGACGACCCTTGGACAATCGAATTAGTAGCGGGGGCAGGACTCGAACGCTGCGACCTTTGGGTTATGAGCCCAACAAGCTACCAACTGCTCCACCCCGCGAATTTCTACATAGTTGCCGATGAGCGGTTCGAACGCCCGAATACAGGAGTCAGAGTCCTGTGCCTTACCAGCTTGGCGAATCGGCAATAAATAGCTCACGTTAAAGGAATCGAACCTTTGTTTCCCGCTGCAGACAGGCAACTCTTCCAGTTAAGCTAAACGTGAATAAAAATAAATTAGCGCCTGCGGAGAGGCTCGAACTCCCGACCAACGCATTACAAATGCGTCGCTCTACCAACTGAGCTACCCAGGCAAAAATGACAGCTTAACCCTGGTTTGGGACTTTCCCGTATTAACTGTCAGAAGGTCTCTCCGTCATTTCTATAGCAGACGGATTAGTGCTTTTAACTGGCAAGACAGACCTCAACTTTTGTCCGTTTTACCAACTAAACTACAACGAAAACTGTGAAGAACGGTCAATATCCGCACAAATGGATAAAAAACTTCACTGATGCATGGTATAACTGACTTATACAAGCATTGGACGCCAGTACCTTCATCTTCTCCACAGAGTAAATGCTAAACACCTGCGGAGCCCCGTTTTTAAATGCTCAGGCTAATAGGCCGCCCTTTTCGGTTGGGTTCCCACGATGGAGCTACCATCACGATTATCACAACCTATTAGGGGCCGCTTTTCACCTGCGGATGTTTCTGGGAGCTACCCAGAGTTCCAATCTAAACTTGGGGCGTCGTTTTGCTTTACTGTCCCTACCGTCCCGACCAGACTTCCTGCGCACTCCGTACTGGCCTACAAATTTCGTTTCAGCGGATGTATATGCGGTAGTTAACTACCACCTGGGAACTATGCCATAACCTATGTCAACATCCTTTTAAATTTAGCTGACATGACTGGACTCGAACCAGTGACGAACGGATTAACAGTCCGCTACTCTACCAACTGAGCTACATGTCAATAATATCCATGGGCACCACCCCTTTCACATGTTGTCATGGGTGCGACAGGATTGGTCGCAGAGAGCTTTACTCAAAACTCACGAACCTACCACTTTTAACATTGGGGTAAACCACGTATGGAGGCAACAGACAAGCCATTCAACCCTGTACCATAATATTCAGTTTGTTTTAGGTGATGGTCTCGGCATTCCATGGTTAACCACATAGAAGCCGCCAAACTGACAAAACCAAATTTCCACAAGCGCATAGCCGAAGTGCCATGTGCAGTAGTCATCATTATGGTGGAGAAATCTCCACCACGCAGAAATCTTATTAGAGGCCTAACGTCGGGTCACGAGTAATATCCTTGAAGAACTGCGGGGTCTTCGGATTCAAGCTCGGGTCCCTATCTTTACCTAAACCAAGGTATTTATTAAACTCACTGGCAGCTTCTTTGTCAACATCAACAGGAGCAACCTTCAATGCAGCAACATGGTAGTGATAGTCTCCATATCCATTTGGTGTCTTGGATGAGCTCAATGTAACAACCATATTTGGTTCATCAACGAGAACTTCGTCGTATGTGCGTTTAAAAGATTCAATGCGCTTTTCGAATTCATCTGGTCTGAACGGTTCCCTATACCATGTATCAAGGTGATTCATAATTTCATTTACATCCAATTCTTCCCGTGGTTTTCTTGACAAAAAGTTATTAGATGCATAATACAAGCCATCACCCTCATGATATTTCTGAGGTTCAGCCATTATCCCATCAGAGCCTTCCGCTTCACACAATGCCTTAAAGCCCTCTTTCAGAGCTGGCAAAGCTGGCATACACTTAAACTCCTTACATACGCTTTCCATAAAAGCCGTATATATCTTTTTCTGATTGTAATTCATGATTACTCCATAAATGTAATTACACACATAGTTTATAATCATGAATCATCCGAGTGACGCATTACTGGGCCATCCTTACGCATTCCCAGCCTCTATTCCGCAACTTATGCTACTGCACTAGCCCCAAAAGGATATACCTTGAACGGGCTTACTTGTATCATCTCCACTCGGACAATAGTCGGGGTAGCCAGATTCGAACTGACGACATCCTGCTCCCAAAGCAGGCGCTCTACCAGACTGAGCTACACCCCGCAAGTTTTTAAGGTGCTTCCAGCACCACCGTTGTACGGCATAGCGGTTATTAGCCGCTAGGAAACGTGAGCGTTTCCTTATTTAGACCCCTCCATATGAAGGAGCCTAAAAAAGAAAACGCAAGAACGATGCCTTCCGACCTGTATCGAACAAGGCGTCTTCAACATTGCTGCTGACGGTTCCCTCACCTACGGGTACACCGTTCTTAACGTCATGATTGTTTAAATCACCCAACACAGTCCATTGCCAAGACTATCATGTGTGAGTAAGGTTATCAACCTAGCAACTTTTGCAAAGCCGAAATGTCAATCTTCTGAAAGGACTCACGGTCCAATCTGACGCAGGAAAGTAGGTTTGAAACCTTGACTGTTCCTTTACGTCGTCAATTATAGAAATATTCAAAATCTTTGTCAAGGGGTAATTCGATATTTTTTTAAAATTTTTATCGAATTTCTTGTGTCGCCCTGAAAGCTATTAGTTCGTAATGGTCTTTATCGCATTCTCGAACGTACTTTTTGAACGACTCAAAGGATTTGAACATCTCGCCAAGACTTAGGAACATGTATTCTCCGACTTCGAAATCGGGCGCCCTTAGCTTGGTCTTGCCGCAGATATCAATGATTTCTTCCATCGATAGCTGTCGGTTACTGTTTCTGTCCACCACGTTCACTACGTTGTAATCGTAGACTGGTTGTCGATATGTTCCCTTGTAGGGGCAATCGATTCGGATGAACTTCAACGTTGCCATTATAGTAATTTCGTAACCGCTTGGCAAGTGTTCTTCGATAAGATGTCCAAATTTTTTGGCGATATCGGAACACACGTTGTAGTCATCCCCTTCTGGCGGTGTGAAGTTAGCCAACTTTGCGGCTCGTCTAACTTTCTTCCACCACAGATGCCCTGTTTGTTCCAATACCGTATTATACTTCAATTCAAGACCGATGTCAGTACGCTGGAACCAGAAGTGCTTGTTTACGTTGTTCGTAAAGAACTCTGAAAGGGCAGCCTCATCCAGAATGGACAGGTTGATGACATTCATATCTTCGTAAACGCTCATGATGTCTCCCTCTCAGGTTAATGGTTAAACAAGTCTAACTGGTCTTTGGAAGCGATTTCATTCAACAGCGATTCCATCGACTTTGTTATTTGTTTATATGTTGACTGTTCCGCCGAAATTTTTTTGAGGCAGGCATTTATGGTTTTAGCGGCATTTTCGATGATAAAATCACGCTTATCGGGTACTTTTTTGTCCTTTGCCTGTCTTTTTTCCGCTGCAATCAGCGGATTAAGCTCTTCAATGCGTTCCTTAGCATAGCCAATCACCGCTTCATACTGCTTGATTCGACCACCATCCGTGGTCTCCTTCATGAGGATGTTGTCGAGAATCATCGCATCCTTCGGGCAAAGCTTGTATTCGTCGATAATCTCATCGACCCTCGCTCCCGTCGGTTTCAAGACTGCAACAGGCCATGTAACTCCTGTCTTAATCTGGCGGATGCGCTCGGAAGCGATATGCACGATTTTCTCGTAGTCGAGCTTCCTTGCTTCGTTCTGGGTCATGCCGCCTTCCGCCTTGGTGCGGAGCGTCCTCTTGGCGAGGTCTGCATCGAACGGGTTCAGCTGGAACTCAATCCATACATCCCACGGCTGGATTTTATGTTTTGCGTAGTCAGAGTTGCCTACATTGTGATTTCTCACGCTGTCGGTAGCATTGTTCACTTCTTGCATTTGAGTCTCCTTGATTCGATTACTAAAATAAATTATTGTGAGGCAAATCTATCACGAAATCTTCTTTTTTCAGAGAATTGAACTCGTAGGGTTTCTCATCGGGATATCCCAACGGGTTGATATAGAGGTTTCCAACATGGTATGCGGTATGTGTATGGCCCGCACACCAGATGGAATGCGGTTTCAACATTTTGATATACTCAGGCGAGAAATAGTAGTAGACCGAGTTGAACTTGGCATGCTCGTCTGGCACTCGGAAATTTATCGGGGCATAGTGAGTAACCATCACGTCGGGCTTCAATGCGAGGACGGACCTGCACTGCTGGTTCAACCTCTCCCTGATACGGGAGATGTCGTTGTTCATGTAGTTCCAGAACTTGCCGTCATACGTGTTAGCGACCCAGTTGCTATCAACTTCCTGCTGTGTATGGGGAGTATCGAGGTATCTCAGGTAGGTATAGTCCCAGATTCCAGTACATCCGCCAATGGTCACACCGCAGATAGTTTCCGCATTGCCGTCCAGCAAGTGTAGGTTACCGATGGAGTCAGCCAGTTGGTGGAAACATTCAATCTTTTCTTCTGTCGTCTTGAACTTGCCATAGTCAACATGGGTTGTCATGTCGTGGTTTCCAAGACAAAAAACGACATGACTGTACATGTCGCATAGCCGTTTTAGAATTTCCTTGGCAGCATTAAACTTGCTTGCAATATCGCCTGGGACAATCAGCATGTCAGCAGGGAGGAACTTGGACACAAAGGTGTCCATCGACATCTCCTTCCTGTAATAGTCATAGTGAAAATCCGAAAAAATAAAGGCCTTCATGCCCCAAAGATAGGATATGAAGGCCGTTTTGTCAATGGTGTTCGTTTATTGACGTGGAGGTATCTTCGAGAACATGTCAGAATCTCGGCCAAAGCGTTTCTTTGTGAACGCCCTCTTTCCACCTGGAATCCTGTGCCATCCGAACCATATCTCGTCTGGGCCATCAAGATACATTGAAGGAATTTTTCCATTGAACTTAACATCTTCTATGTACGCCATCCTGTTAGACAAATCTGCATATTTCCGTTTAGTCTCTGGATTGTCAGCCTGTTCCAGCCCTGCCAGTAACGGGTGCATGAGAGCCTTTTCCAAGCAATACTTTCCTACAAGCTCGGCAGTTCCTCCGTGGTTAAGGGCTTCGTTGATTTCAGGGTCATTCTTGTATGCGGAAATACCTGCACCACGAGACGGGTACTTCATCCGTAGGCAATCACGTTCCCATTGGAGATACCTTCTGAAGTCAGACCTATCCTTCTTTCGATGGTCAAACATCATGTTGAGCCAAGCCTTGGCCTGTGCATCGGAGTCATAGCGTTTTTCCTCATCACTATATACACTATCCTCGTCCAAGTGCTTAATTCTAGGAATCCACGTCAGGGAGTGCAGGTCAACATCAAACCAGTTATCCTCAGGTACTCTCAAATTGTATCTATCCCTAAGCTCGTGCCACTTCTTATTCACCTTGTCAAAGAACTCTTCTTTGCTGTGAGGCATAGAACTAAGGTAGTTCGCATAAGCGTCCATCCGTTCGTTAACCTCGTTGATAACATCTCCCATGTTCTCGCCGTTAATCTTAGGACGATTTGCACTAATCCTATACAAATTGCTGAGAGCTTCCAACTGGGGCTTGCTAAGGTCCAGCTTGGATATAGCTTCCATGAAAATCTTGTAATTATCCATATTTGACACCAATCAAATTCATCTACAGTTTATCGGTTTCCTGTCCCAACAAATGTTTCAGATGGGCTTCAATGAACATTATCTCCCAGTGGTAGGAGTTCACAATCCCGTCCATAATGGTTGCAACGAGCGTTCCAGTACGGTTGCGATACACCGCAAAATGCCGTTTCATCCTGTCGGACAGGATAGTGACGACGGAATCCTGATAGCATATACCGTGCATCTTCTTGCCCATAAGTTCAACTTCTTGTACGTTCTTGCCGAAGCGTTTAAGAACATCTACTGCAAGCTGTATCATCTCGGCAATATCGTAGTTGATTAGCAGCTTCGGTGCGTTCTGGTCTATAATCTGTCTGTTTTGCATTATTGCTTGCATAGTGGCCCCCTTTAACAATTAGAGTTTATAAACTGTATTCAGATAGAGGTCGTAAAATGAATTCTCTTTTTGAACGCATCGACAAGCTCGATACAAACCTTAGGATAACCAGCGAGTGGGCCAAACGGAAGTACAACGAGTTCAATTCCCGTTTCTTCGGTGGAAAGCTCCCGAATGACATCCAGTTCGAGATGTCTGGAACGCAAAACGCTGTCGGCGACGCATCATGTGTCGTCAGCAACATGCCGTCAGCGGGAACCATACAGGTTGGCGACAACTACGTTGGTAAACTCAAAATCCGTCTGTCAAGCTATTTCAACGACATCACCGAAACCGAGGCTGAGGAAGTCCTGCTCCACGAGATGATTCATATCTGGCAGTACGTAAGCATTCCGAAGGCTCAGTGGGGTGCGAACATGCACGGAACGTCGTTCACCAACAAGATGAACGAAATCAATCGTATGTCAGGCGGCAAATACAACGTGACAACGACAAACGATTCCAGCATGAAGGCTCGCCACGCTGACGACCTCATGAAGAACAAGAAGGAATATGACGAGCTTAGCGAATCCAGACTAATGTTCATCAAGGACAAGAACAACGACAGCAAGGTGGACGTAATCCGTTTCAAGAACGAAGCCGACATGAACCAGTTTGCACAACAGTTCGTCCCTATGCATGAACTTGAAGTGACGGGAACAGCAGCCCCGCACGACATCGACGCTTATCGGTACAGGTTCGGAGCATTGAAGAACAACACGGCAGAGAACCGTAACGGCTACTACATTATGAACAAGAGAGACATCGACGAGGCAAAACGTCTCGGGGCAATCTAGGAGGACAATATGTCATTGAAGAAGCAAATGTTCGAATCAGAAATCAGAAAGTTGAGCTTGCCAGCGGCAATGGAATCGGTCATCGAAGAACTTCACGACGCAACCTTCCCAGAGGATGACGACGCCCCTGAGTTCGTCGAGAAGGACTGGAAGTCCGTTGACAAGGACAACGGAGACGGAACATCGTCTATCGAAACTACATGATTTATCCTCTGATAACTTTCGCAATCGTCGTCATAACAATTCTAGTGATAACGGGCAAGGTATAAAAAGAAAGTTCCATGGGTTAATCCATGGAACTTTATAATTCAACTCCTATACATACTGCAATTTTGTTTGCAATATGTTAAAGTGTTTATCAAAACTATCACTCTTACTATCGCCTGCAATACCAGCGCAAAACGCCCATTTAAACGTATATTTTTTATATAATATTTGTTTTAGAATATTGAGTTTTTCATCCGAGGCCCTATTCGTAAAATAACTAGAAAACAATTCATCACGTAATGAATGCCATTTCTCATATAAATCACTATTTTTAGCTCTTGTATAAAGCTCCTCTATTCCCTCATAGAAGTCTTCATCACTACAATCGCTACAATCTTTCTTACCATTCTGTATCATTCGTTGTATGACTTCATTCATATAACTACTAAAACATGGTTCAAACAGGCGCATCGCCTCACTATGCAAAGCCAATATATAGGAACTCGTACATCCCTGCAAACCATTACCCTTGTTTAGAGTCCCCTCTGAGCCTAACACCTTCATAAGACGGGCATCGCACATCTTGTCATAAGTACCTTTGTCACGATACATACGGCAATCCCACTCCGAACGAGATATATGACCTCGTGCTGCGCTGGGGTACTTAGGCTGTTCAAGCTCGTCCCCCATCCAAGGTCTATTAGATTTCGGTGGTACATAACTCAGTTCCACTAAGTCAGCAGGAGTATATGGATACCCTTTTCCATATTTCCTTCCCTTTTCAGCTTGTGAACTACTTATTCTATATGGGTGCTGGGATATGCACTTGGAAGTTTCCTGCATTACCCATTTTAATTTTTCTAACGGAACATGAAAGTCACCGTTTCCTACGCTCGTCTCACGATTAAATCCCCATTGCTCCATTAATCTATATATTGAACTTAACACACTAGATGGCAGAAATTTTTTTATTTGGTTAAATGTAGTCGAATAGTCTGCATTCCAGCCATCAGGATTATTCACCCAGAGACAAAACTTCTCAATTTCTTTAAGCACCTGTTCATCTTCTTTTTTCATAAGAGATATATTCTCTTTGTCAATATCTTCGCCAAACACATCTATTTTGTAACTTCCCTCACGAGAAACACTGGATTCATCTTCGCCAACCTTTTTCATTTCATGTGCGCTTTTTCTTCCATTTGGAAGATGTCTTCTGTCCATTTTATTATATTTATCTTTATCAAAAGTAAGTTTTAACGTGTCAATATTCGCACGGTATCGTGGTGGAGGATTATATGGATATTCATATTCAGGCTCTTCATCATCGTCGGCATAAACATAATTACCATCTTCATCGTAATACCCATTATATTTGGCTGCACGTTTCAATATACGTTTCTTTTTGTCAAAGTCTCTTAATACGGGTATTCTATCTGGACTAAGAGAAGTCCAGACAATAGGGTCATAATCATCCGCATCTCCAGTATTACGTCCATAGTTATCATTCTGGGTCTTTAATCCACTATTCAGTATTGAATCTACATTACCAGCAGCGGTACGATGGAAACGCACCTTAACAGGATGTTTCGACTTGTATCTTGCCAATTCGATATTTCTATCTGATTTACCAACACGTTTACCTTTCGTATCTGCATCGCCAAAGGTAAGTGTATCTTTCATTTCATATAACGGATGAACACTTTCAAAACATGCGTTATACAACTTGGTCACAGCCTGCTTTTGAAGCGGGGTAAGCCCAATAGATTCTAGCACAGTCAACATTACTCTATTCATAAGTTATACCTCTTCAACATAGTTGAGTGAAACCCACCCGTCAGTGGTTCGGCCCCATCCCCGCCTTTCAGCATAAATGTTTATCTGGGTGCCCTTCTCATATTTAGTGACAACATCACCTACAATGGGAGCTTCACGACAATTTAAGTTCGCTGTGGTCATTCCTGAATACAAAGGATTTCTCTTACGCTTTTCTGGACCGATGATTTTAAGGAAGTCATACCAGTTGGATAGAGATTCCTCATCCCTCGTCCACGGTTGCGGGCATTGCTTTCCGCTAATGCAATGGTGCATGATTACGTGGTCAAGAGGAATATCGTATTCCTTCATGAGCTTCTTTGCAAGCAATGCGGTACGTTCGATAACCTTGTCCGAAATACTCCAGTCAGTATCTGTTACTTTGAGCGACTTGGTATTCTTCTTGTCGGAACACATCTCAATCGAGATACAGTTTGCATTACGAGCGGTCTTGTACAACGTTCCACCAAGCGATGTGGAAAATTTATTGTAAATCTTATCACCAACAGCCCAGCAATACTGGTTCCTGATGTCTGGATTGAACTGAACAACCTCATCTTGGTCTACAATAAAGTCAGCGCTTGCTTTTTTGGACTGCTTTCCAAAAGAAGTTGCAACACGCTTTGCAGTTCCACCCTTGGAACTCGTGCCAGCAGTGTAGTGAATAACGAGGTATTCTATCGGGCGGTTCTTTTTAACAGTTACGTTGTACATACTATACCGTCGGGCCACCTGCATCAGCTCCGCCACCACCATCGTAGCAACCAACGGCACAACCCTGCTTGTACGGAGAGTAGTTCATCCTGTTAGGTGCAGCGAATCCACAAGCCATCGGCTGTGCGCTTGCGTTATAATTAAGGACTGGGTAATTCTGCTTGATGTGACCCTGTGCGGTCTTTATCATTTCCTGAATTTTCGGGTCAGTCTTAATCTTTTCCCGCTTCCATACAATCTTGCCAGGGAAGCATTCCTTCATTTCCTTCTTAGGGTCTCGGTTTGCGTTCGGGTTTGTTGAAAGGGTCATCGGGTGCTGTTGGGCGCCTACTTCGTTCGAGTGAGAACTGTTAGTTGCCATAGGTAACTGAATAGCATCATGAATGTTATGGTTCTCAGCCATCGGCAACATCAGGTTTCGTTCATAGCCCTCAAAACACGCCTTGTGAAGACGCTTGATGGCTTCCAACTGGGCCTCGGAAAGGCCGAGCTTTCCGATAGATTCAAAAAACAGTTTCGTTTCCATACACATAGTTTATAAACTATTTGCATGAAGGTAAACGGATTCATCATACCCGTAAGGGGTAACTGCCGAGCTATGAACGAGGAGCGAAAGAACTTCTCGGTTCTCACAAACGTTTCCGAACATCTGTGGAACGACAGGATTGGAGCCTATGTCGAACGGTCTGAAAAGGCCCAGATTAACAACCCAGTCATGTCCCGTGACAGGAACCTCGGGGTGAGGTTCCACTACCGCAGGCACAACGCATTCCTTGACCAAGAGCGTTATGACAGGATGTCAGCGGACTTTGTAAAGCGTCAGGGTGTATTCGTCAAGTATTACACCGTGACGATGGACGTGGACAGCAACTCTCTGTTCCACGAGGACAACTTGCGTACTGTTGACAGGGAGTTCGACTTCCAAGTTCTAATCGGGTTCCAACCGCAGAAGGAACTTTACGACAGGTACGGCATCCAGTTCGACGGCAAGATGGAACTTCAATTCCTGATGACCTACTTCCTCGAATGCAACTACCAGTCGCTGAGGGAACACGGCATCAAGCCCGCATGCGCCCCGACAGAGCACAACCCAATCTGGTATCAGCGTGGTTATGAAGACTTCCGTTACTATGGTTATACCGCACAGCAGATTTTCCCCAAGGCTGGCGATATGCTCAAGTTCGAGTTCAACAACATCTTGTATCAGGTAACCAAGATTTCCGACGAGCAGCCTGAATACGAGTACAAGCAAAGAAAGTATTGGTGGAAGGTTTTCGTGGATACGGCAGTGGATTCTGGACAGAAGGTATCGGACGACGTTTTGATGAAGCCCGACCAGGAGAACTTCATCAACAACCTCCTCGGAAAGACAACCTACGAGAAGGGAGAAATGGAATCGGGTGCGGATGCGGCAAAGCCGACAACACAAGCGGAATACCCGTTTGCGGTCAACGCAACAGTGGACGAGCTCAAAAAGGATGTCCTGTTCAGGCCTCCCGAAGTTCCAGAATGCGTGGACAACGTTACCGAGTCCCCGTCCTATCAACCTTGCGAGAAACTTCTTGGTGGTTGGTAACGCAAAAAGCTCCGTTCAAACGGAGCTTTCTTCTTATTTGTCGTATTCCCATTGGTATCTTACCTTGGCATTTGGATGTTCGGCTTGAATCAGTTCCTTTTGATGACACAGCCCAAGCTTTACCAATAACCACACAATTGGGTCGAAAATTCCATTGTCGATGACAATTTCCATCTTCGGTGGTTCAGGAACATTTTGCGGCATTAGATATTCTCCTATTAGTACACGACAACGACTTTCTCTTCTCGCCCATCGTCGTAATATTTGATGTCTTCAAACACATCTTCAAACGGCATCTTTCCCATATCAACTACGGGCAAGTCTTGCGGCATCTTTTGAAGCCGTTCAACCAAGTCTGCTACGGTCGTTATGCTCATTTGTCACTCTTGTCTGTTGGCGAAG